CCGGATCGAGTACGGCGCCCTGACCGGTGGTGGGGACGGCCGGGTCCCGGAGTGAGGTCCATGCCTCACTTCACCCTCTTCTTCAAGACCGCCGTCCTCCGCGATCGCCTCGCACCGCACCTCGCTGAGATCCCCGCCTGCTTCTCGTTCGACATTCAGACGGGGGTGCCGCCGACCCTCGTTATCTCAGAGACAGACCCTCTCTGGCAGGGCTTCCCGTTCCCGGTCCACGCGGGCGACGTCTACGTATTCGACGACGCTATCCCCGCCCGAGCCGTGGGCGGCGCCTGCACCATGCGGGCAGCGATCCGTGTCTGCCCAGGAGACGACATCGAGACCCTCGTGCTCCGCCTCTGGCACGAACTCCTGCACGCGGTCGGACAGCCTGCGGACGACATGCACCAGCTCCGGGACGAGTGGCAGACGCCCTTTGACCGACTCATGTGGTGGCTGTGGCCCTACATCGTCGGGCGCAACTACGACGTCCCCTACTGGCACCGCAAGTTCTACCACTGGCTGACGGCCCGGGCGGCGCTCGGAGGGGGGAACTGAATCATGGCCCGGACCAACGTCGGCACAGCTGCGAAGACCTCGGTCCGGCGCATCAAGACTACTGAGAAGACGCTCAAAGCCCTCGACCTCCGGAAAAAAGGGTTCAACTACACGGAGATAGGGGAGGAACTCGGGTGCGCCCGGCAGACCGCCTGTCGCTACGTCCTCTCGGAGCTGGAGATCCTCGCCGACAAGTGCCGGGAAGAGGCCGAGCACGTTCGCGCCCTGGAACTGCAGCGCCTTGATGACCTCTACACCAAAGCCTGGGATCTCGTCGATGCCGGGGGCAGCGAGACGGCGATCGACCGCTGCCTTCGGATCATGGAGCGCCGATCAAAGCTCCTCGGGCTCGACGCTGCTGAGAAGGTCGAACATTCCGGCGACCTCGTGATCAACCTCCGCTCCGTCGACATGGGAGTCCCGGATGAGTGACGAAGTCCCATTCACCGCCATCAACTCCCGGTTCCTCCAGGTCTTCAAGGAGAATCCGGACGCCCGGGAACTCGTCTTCTACGGCGGGTCGGGGTCGAGCAAGTCGACCAGCGTCGCACAGATCCTCCTGAAGCAGTTCCTCGACACGAAGCAGCCCCCGGTCCGCATGCTCTTCTCCCGGAAATGGCTGTCCGCGCTAAAGAACACCCTCCTCGTGGACTGCATCCGCATTCTGCAGGCGTGGGGGGCTTACGACCGGATCGAGCACAACAAAAACGAGTCCTTCATGCTCTTCGGGAAGAATCGGATCGACTTCCTCGGCCTCGATAATCCGGAGAAGATCAAGGGCGCCGAATACACCCATATCTGGTTGGAAGAAGCGACGGACTTCGACCTTGAAGACGTCCGGCAGCTCCGCCTCCGTCTCGGCCGGAACAAGGCGAACGAGAACGCGCGGTATATCTTCACGTTCAACCCGATCGACGCACAGCACTGGACCTGGACCGATCTGGTGCAGGTCGAGAAGCCCGGGCGCGTCGTCCGCCTCTCGACGTACCGGGACAACATCCGCAACCTCTCGCCGGAGTGGATCGCAGACCTCCTTGCTCTCGCCGAGCAGGACGAGAACTATTACCGCATCTACGCGCTCGGCGAACCCGGCATCCTGCAGAACGTCATTTACACGAACTATCGGGTCGCCGACTATCCGGTCCCGTATCCGGACTGCATCGGCATCGACTTCGGCTACAACAACGCGACCGCCATCATCGGCATCAAACAGCTCTCGGACCGCTTGCAGGTCTGGGAGATCCTCTACCAGTCCCGCATGACCAACACCGACCTGATTGCCTGGCTCAAGGCCCGTGCCGGCATCTGGTATATCTCCGGCGACACCCCTCTCTACGCCGACAGCGCCGAGCCGAACCGCATCGAAGAGATCCGGCGCGCCGGGTTCAACGCCCGCCCGGCAGACAAGAGCGTCAAGGACGGCATCGACTTCTGCAAAGCGCAGACGCTGGAGATCCACAGCAGCGCCGCGAACCTGATCCGGGAGATCCGGACATACAAGTACCGCGAGGACCGCAGCGGCCGGGTCTACGACGAGCCGGTCAAGTTCAACGACCACGCGATGGACGCGATGCGCTACGCCGCGTATTCCCATTTCGGGCAGCGCCGGGCCGTCACCATCCCGAAAGAATGGCTCTCGTTCGGAGGGCGGGCGTGACCCTCGCCGGATGGCTCTCCCTGGCATTCGGGCTACTCTTCGGGCTCGCGTTCGTCGTGTGCATCATCGGAGGTTAATATGGCAGAATCAGAACCCACAGCGAAAGAAACCCGCGTTACGCGCGGCACAAAGGCAGAAGGCGAGGTCTCGTTCCAGTCGAGCGAGAACGCCTACACCGCTCCGAAGATCACACCGGAGACGGCCCGGAACTACTTCGAGCAGAACATCCACCTCGCTACGCAGATCGTCAACCTCCTCCCGCAGGTCTTTCCCGGGGCGCCGGACATCTACGTCGAGGACCGCGGCCTGGAACGGGTCGACGACCTCTCGCGATGGATCGCCCGGACCGCCGAGAGCGTCGGGGTCTACCCGAGCATGAAGGCGTCGTGGATCGACACCATGAGCCACGGCTGCAGCGTCAAAAGCGTCGGGTATGTCTTCAGGAACGGGCGATACGAGATCGACGAGATCCGGGATCTGCCGGCGATCACGTTCCGACAGCCTCCGAGGACCCTCGGCATGTTCCAGGCCCCCCCGAACCCGCTGATGCCGGGGGTCGTCTGGGACGTGAAGGAGAAGCGAGTTAGGGTCTTCCAGACCCTCGACGACACGCTCGCCCTGCACGAGCTCAAGAACTTCACGATCATCCGCGACCCGAGCACCCCGTTCCCCGCCGGCAGGGCCTACTGTCTCCCGGCATATCATGTCATCGGTGCCATCGACCACGCCAACAAAGCCGCTGATCAGCAGGTGCACCGGGTCGGCGCCCCGCTCATCTTCCCCCAGATCACCGAGACGATCACGGCGGACCTCAAGACCTGGGGCGACAACTTCGTCCGCACCTGGGGCAAGGATACCGGGTTCGTCATCCCGCCTGGTGTGGCGTTCCCTGACGTCAAGATCCGGGAGAACCAGACGGCCGCCGACCGGCTCAAGATGCTCGTCTCCTGGCTGGAGGTCTACTTCAATCCGACGACCGTCCTCCGGTCTGGCGCCGGCACTGTGATCGGGGCCTCGGATAGCGGCGCCATGCGCGTCTGGAACAACTTCATCGGTGGCACGCAGGCATGGATCGAGGAGCAGTATGAGGCGTTCCTGCAGCCGATCCTGACGGCGAACGGCTACGACGACCTGAACGTCCGCATCCAACTCAAGCGTCCGGAACTCGACCGGAGCACCGTCGTCACCGAACAACTCCGGGTCGGCATAGAGGGCAGGTCCCTGACGAGGGAG